GGTTACGCAAAATGAGCAGCCGCATAGTCAAGCGATAAAAGACAACGTGCCCACCCCAGGGCTCATAGGGGACGTGCTGCTCTAGCTTTCCAAGTACGTCAGCGTCGCCGTTTATTAGCGTGCTCATCTGCTTGAGCGTCTGCTGCCAGCTTGCTCCTGATGTGACGGCTTGCTCGATGGCTCCGCGTAGTGGAAGCAAAAAGCCCGTCTGTGCGGTAGCTCCTGCTAGTAGCTCTACGGCGTAGGCTTTGGATTGTTGTAAGGTGAGGTCTGCGACCTCATTATTGGTGAAGTCTGGAAAGGTCTTAGCGAAGATCTTATCGTTGGCGATTTTCGTTTTGTCGAACTCGCTGGCGAACTCAGCTAAGGCGGTCAGGTACTCCTTGCCCGTTAGTATGCCCTTGAGCGCGTTGGTGATCTCTGCGCTTTTTGCTAGGTTGGAAGCGTTGCGAATGATGGTATCGCCATCTCGTTCCAAACTTCCGAGCAATTCGATGACCGTCTGGAGGGCTGATTTCTGGATCCGATCTACCCGTGTGAGTAGCGCCTGTGGTGCACGGTTAAGCCTTGCAGCGCGATCTCTGACTAGCTGGTTAAAAGTGGCCATCGGTTGACTATTAAGCAGGCGTACTAGCGGCTAGCACTGCGGCTACGGCTTGCTCCTGCGTTGGTACGGTTGCTAGGGAAGCCATGCCCGTAGGTATGGCAGCAGGTAGTACATTGACTACCTCCATGACCGCACCAGGAACGCGAGCGGATGCGTGATCCCTGAGTAGCTTGACGCGTTCCTCGATGGGCAGCGCTAGGAAGTCCTCGCCGTTGGCTTGGTACTTTTGGCGCAGCTCTTCCACCAAGGTGAGCGCTGAGTCGTGCAGCACGACCTCTGCTTTGGTGGCTAGGTCTCTCGCTTGCAACATGGCTACGTCTGTCGGGGTGAACGGCAGGAGGCGATCGGCGTGGACGATGGTCTCGAATACGCGCGTCGTTTCTGCGTCGTTGTAGTATAGTGATTGCAGGTAGCGGTAGAGAACGGTCTGCACCAGGAACGGTGGCAGTCCTGCCTTGGTAGCGTTGCTCAGTTGACTCAGGTAGTCGCCCTCCGTCATAAAGTCAAAGGTCACGGGGTAGCTCATCGAGATGGTCGGTGCTGCCTCTCCGTAGCGTTGCCATCCAATGGCGTTAAGTCCGAACTCAGCCTGAGAGAATAGGTTGTTGCTGATCGGACTGATGAAAGCGGCTAGCGCTTTCTGATCGAGCAGCATGCCTGTGGCTAGCGGATCCGATCCTCCCGTGATTTGGTCTTTCGATGTTTGAAGGTGCAGGATCTGCCGCGCTTTTAATTCGTCGCGTGCGATCTTCTCCATGATAAATCGAGGCGCATCCGTATCGGGTGCGATGAATTTCAGCGGATCTCCAGGTAGTCCAGCGTCTCCCGTGCTGGTAGAGGATGGCGGCTTGATCAGTAGCACGCCAAGTGGTGACAAGCGAGAGCGAAGTCCTGATCCGTTACACCCTGGGCAGGTGCGGTAGTTTTGAAGGGATCCATCGTACACGCGACCTCCGTCGCAGGTACTGCTTACGCCTGATGCGTCTCTGTACTCGAACTCGCAGGCATCGCCGTACATGACGCGGTGAGGATAGACCGTGGAGCTGACGATGGCGTTGAGGTATTGCTCGTTCACCAGCGCCACGTCGAGCGTGTCGACGGCAAAGGAGAACGGGCTCAGGTACGTTAGCACGCCACCTCGAAGCTGTGGTATGCCGCCCGTCTTTCGTGCAGGCACTCGTCCCCAGTCGTGGCGGTAGATGATTTCGTAGGCGTACTCGTTTTGGGTGTAGTTGCCGACTTGGGTAGCTCTGGCGAACACTTCGGAGTCGTAGTACTCGAAGATCCTGCCGCAGCTTTTGGTGGTGTTTCCATATTTCACCTCGCTTTTTTCGTCAAGCTCTACCAGATACCAGATGCCCATCTCTTCCCCTACGACCTGATCGCAGCGGTAAAAGACAGGAACTGGATCGATGCGCTCGGCACCAATGACGGTCATAGTGTTGCCCATCTCGTCCTCGATGTCGACGGTCTGCACCTTGAGTGGCTTGTAGGCGACTAAGGCGTTGGCGTCGACGAGGGTGAGGTGAGGCAGGAAGGTCTTAAAATAATTTTCGTAGGTGCCGTAGAAAGGCAGTTCCTCTAGGTAGTCAGCTAGGGAGTCGTCCTCGGCAATGGTTGGATCGTTCTCTCGGATGCTCATCGACCAGTTGGCATCGTGAAATACTCGTTGTATGGTGGCGCTAAAGTCCAAAAATACAGGCAGGGTTGTCTGCTTAAAATTAGCGCGCAGATAGGCCAGCTCCTCGTCGGTCTGACGCGGTGCTCGCTCACGGAAGAGGTGCTCAGGGAAGTGATCCAGCTCGGCATGCACTCGTATCCGATCGCGCAGCTTCACTCGCTCACGGTAGCCTGGATAGTACTCAGGTAGCTCGGCTTGCGATCCTGGCTTCCATGTATTTTTTGAGTGCCAGCTCTCCGATACCTTGGTCACTTTATGCACCAGCTCTCGTAGCTTGGCGATTATCTGCTCGTTGGTCATGGGTTAAAGATACGGAACGGGTGCGACAAGTACGGCCTCTTCGTGACTGATGACAGCGCAGCCGCACTTGCTTTTGCCACGGCTTGCTGATGGGTGCGAAATTGAGGCGCGCAGGTGCTTGTTGCTTCGTGGTTGTGGTTTGGTTGTTTTGCTCATATCGGTGGTGTTAAAATGTGACCAGATGTGCCGCGCTTACGGGCGCGGCCTCTGGCATCTATTAAGAAAGCCCCAAAAGGCCGAGCAGCTTACTGGAAAAATACGCCGATCGGCATCTCGTAGCGCATCGGGTTATACTTCGCTTTCCACTTAGCTACACCCTCGAAGCGTTGGAACTCCGTGTTAGCGCCTGGAACGATACGCGAGCCAGTTACCTTGACGGAAGCGTCCACCCAGGAGATGTACTTCTGCTCTGTGCTGTCGTCGTAGCCGCATTCGTAGGTAATAATACCGCCAAAATTACGACCATCGAAGAGACCGTTGTGGAAGGTGATGTTGGTAGCGGTAATGTTCGGGTTGAGATAGTTACCTGAGCGCTCATAGGTTACCAAAGAGGCGACCTCGCAAGGTACCAAGGAGTCGGTCGTCACTTCAGAGGCAGCCTCAAAAGTAAACGAGCAGCGCTCTACTAAGTGCGCGCGTCCTGCGGTGATCTCAGCGTTAATTTTAGTACCGAGATCTGTCTTGTCGCCATCGAAGTCGGCCTCTGTCAGAGTGTGATCGCACTCCAGCCAGATGACGGCACTCATACCGCCGACTGGATCGTTGGTACATTCTGGGAGTTCATAGTCTCCCAGCGGATCGGTTGTGCAGAGGTTAATACAATTTGCCATTTTTGTGGGGTTTTTGGGTTTAGTTTATGGGGTTAAAAATACGTTTAAAAGACTCGACGTTGGTAGCGTCGGCTATTTTCACGACGCACTACGTCTACGCTCACGTCGGCGACCTTGCTGCGTTCACCTTTCGGCCAGTTCGGCGAGTAGTCGTCGGAGGTCACTACATACTCGGTGTAGTAGCTAGTCGGAGTGTATTGCACGCCGAAGTACTCGCACTTTCCCATGATGGCTAGCGCATCGTGTGCGTAGGTGTTTTGCTTGGCGATGATCAGCTCCCACGTTTTTTGAGTCGATCCTGCCGTGCGTTGCTCTCTTCCGTTGCGGTAGGAGTAGCGGCTGTCGTTGCCGTCCCAGTTCTCATTGAGAAAGTAGATCGGCGCGCGTAGAGCGAGCTTGAAGTTTTGGTTAAACTGAAAACCATACGCCACGGGATTGATATACTTATCCTGCATAGCATCATAGTAGGCTCCATCCATGCCAGCGGTAAGGTAGGCGCTGTCGCACGCTGGCGATGCATTTTTTACAAGGCAGTTACTCAGATAGGTGGCATCGGAGGCGGTTGCGTCCTCTATGCACATAGTAGCAGATACGCTGGCGATTCGGAAGGTAGAGGTACTCCAAAAGATCTGCATCTCGTTAGTAGCTCCTGCTCCCATCGTGGTAGCATCCAGCGTGAATTGAAAGTTAAAGACCGTTGCTGATCCTACTGGCCCAGGGTTAGAATAGGCTAGATACGATCCAAAGTAGACCTCGAAGCCGTTAAGGTCAACCGTCTGAAATTGACCGAATAAATTAGGGCAGGATCCTATCTCGATGCGTACTTTGTAGCAGGTATCCTCGACCATGCTCGCTAGGCGTTGGTAAATATTGCCGCTACCTAAGTCACAAAGTACTCCAGGAGCTAGGCTTGTCGTAGATCCGAACACTACCGTCGGAGTGGTCTCGGTGAGCGTCCAGTTGCTGTATGGATCTTCGATGAATAAAGGATCGACGACTAGCTGCTGAAGATCAAGACCAGTTGCTACCTCCTCCACGACCGCTAGGTTAAAGCAGTTCAACGGCTCACTCAGTAGATCAGCGTAGACCGTCACGAAGTCTCCGTCGTAGTTGGCGCTGCCGCTTATATTGGTCACAATCTCACCGCTTGAGTCAGTAAGTAGGAACTGGTGACCACTGTATTGTCTAGCGATGTCTACCCAGGCAAAGGTACCGTCGAAGTCCTGCGATGGTACTGCTGTTAAGTACGAAGGAGCTCCGCTTTGGTAGATGTAGTACGAATAAGTACCAGCCCTTGAGATAGCAGGAAATAAAATGCCGTTGCGTGCTAGCGATACGGTTCCGTCGCTTACGTCGTCAACTCGGATTGTCAATTTGTACCTACCCTCATTGATCAGCGGAGATGTCAGCGATAATGGAGCCACGCTGATAGGATCAGTGAGGTGTCGCCATGCGCAAAGGGATCCATCGACTACCCAGCCGATACCACTAGAGCTGCCTCCTCCTAGTTGCTTGGCCGTTATTCCATAAACCTTACCAACAAAAAAAGCGTCCGCTACGATTTCCAGCTCGTTGCCTGCGTTGGCGCTGTCTACATTCACGTCCCAGATATGTACTCCAGTAGAGGAGAACGTAGGCGATGTGAGGGTTCCGATGCGTAAAAATACGCCACCGCTTACGATGCTAGATATATTTATCTCATACCGATACGATGCAGTATTAATCGCTGGATAGATTGACGATGTTGTTAAGGTAAGCGGATTTTCTACTCCAGATGGGTTACTGATGTAAGCGCCTGGAGATGCTCCGCAGTCTGCTAGGTTCCAGCTGCCGCTAATCGTTGTACTACTCAGACGTAAGTTGAAGCTCTCGATTATGTTTTGGCCACCCATGCTAGGCGGTGAAAATGAAAATACACGCAGCTGATAATTGCTCGAGGATGTCCATCCTGGCAGGCTGACGATTCCTGAGTAGGTCTGCCCTGATGCAAGCGTTGGAGAGTCTACCAGTAGGAACTGTGTCGGCACTCCACCGATTAAAAGATAGACGCTTGTGCTTATACCAGTCCAGCTACCTGTTGTCAATGTCCATTCAAAGGAGTAGTCTCCGTTGGGTATTGTTACGGCTGATCCTCCAACGTAGGGTTGCAAGCGCCACTCGTCAGTCGTCAACGCCGCGCCTTCCATTAACATGATGCCTGGAGATATGAAGCTATGCGTCTGGTCGCCTGGAGGTATTATGTCCTGGATTCCCCACTGCGTTGGATCGTTAAAGCTGGGATCCTCTACTAGCAGATCAGTAGTATCTATGCAAAAGGTAGTATCAAAAAGTGTAGGCATACCAACGCAGGCGCTGATATTATAGCCAAGACTTTCGCCCTCGTTGCGCATTTGAAAATACAAACGATCGTTAAGTCCGAACTCGACGCAGTTCTCCACCTGCATGGAGCAGTCCACGCAGTCTGGGTGCTCTGGGTTAGCCGTTACGTCGATGGGCTGATCTGGTATAGGTACTAAACTCATGGGAGTAGTGATTTCGAGGTGAGGAGTGTGATGTCTGCTAGACTAGTATCGTGGTTAAACTTTAGCTGCTCTACCCATCCAGTCCAGATGCGCTCCTGTGTACGGATACCAATCGCGTAGCTGGGATTGTTTAGTATAGCAGTAAGGTCTTGACGATTCAACGGCGCGCGGAACTTTAGCAGGATATTCGATGCCGTCTCGCAGTTGACCGTTTGGGTGAAGTTCCCGAAGTCGGGAGATTGAGTGCAGCTAAAGAATGAGCCAGCAAGAACGCTGGTCTCTATGGTATAGGTAGGAGTGAATGGAGCTAAGCAAGAGTAGATTCCGTCGCTTTGAATATCGACGCGGATTTCCATGTAGTCGGTCGCGTCCATTGGTACGCCTACCTCGGTTAGATTCAAGGCGATTTGAATGCTTACGTCGGATGTAAACTCGCAGCTATTTAAGGTATAGTAGGGCTCAAAATCGATGTACGTCAGCGGTGTGATGTACTCATCGACCAAGACGTTGGATGCATTGTACCTGCGCATCCGTAGATTAGCCCAGTAGTCTAGCTCGTTTATGGTACTACCTGCTAGAACTTTGACATTGAGTAGAACCTGTGTCGTTAAGTCGTAGGCTCCAGATACTGGAGCGGTGAAGCGACTATCCGATTGGCTCACTGGTGAACCTTGCGGCGTTCCGTTACCGTATACGTCGCCCTGATCGAAGCCTCCGTTGCTGAAGTCATCGTCGAACATGACGCGCGGCATGTAGTTCGTCGGGCTGCTTTCGGTAACCGTTGCAGGCGTTAGCACTACACGGGTGATGGCGTTAAATTGTCCAGAGGGTATATTCCCAAGCTCCGAAGCTAACGAAGCAGGGATGCCGTCGAGCCATCGCATGACGGTCGATTCGTTGGTTAGATTTGGGTTAAAGAATAACGGAGCGCCAGGCGTTGGAGTGAGCCAGTTGTCCTGCACTGTCATTCCCGTACCTCGATCAATTTCGACTAGGAAGATCTGGTCGTCGTTGTCGGGTTGGCTGTTAAAGATTGAGTCCTCGATAGCGTTACTACTAACTACCCACCCACGAAGCAAGTTCAGCTCGTTGTCAAGGTTGCACTGGCCTAGTAGATAGAATTGCTCGTCAGCGAACCCGCGCCAGCGCGTGCTCTCTGGGAACTGAAGGATTCCTCCTTGCGGTACGGTTGTCTCAGATCCTGCACGCACGGTGGAGTAAAGGCGTGCTACGTCCGTGATGACGCGTATAGGATGGATCTCGTCCAACACTACCGAGGTCGTTCTGTTTCTGAAGTAGCTCTCCTGCTCTACGCGAAAAATAGGCTTCGATCCGCTAAACTCTAAGGCTGCTCCGAGATGGAAATTCTTATTGAGTTCATCAAGTATGTCGGTTAGCTTTAGCTGTATGATTCCTTGATCCGTCAGTCCTGTGCGTAGTCGGTAGCCTGTTTGGATAGCATAGCCAGCGAATATGCCCGTCGGCCCTAGGTCAGTCGATGCGAAGCCTACCTCGTTATCGGATAGGTAGCTGATCATGTACGAAAGCAGCTCATCGAGGTAGTACATGTCGCGCGTCTCAGTGCCAGGTGTGGTAGGATCTGGATCCGTGAACGTGATAGCGTGAACGCTTGGCGGCGTGATGGGTAGGCCGTTTTTTGTGAGCGTCAGATCGGTAGGTACTTCGACTCCTTTGTTGTTATTAAGATAAGCGAACCAGCTGGCATCCTCCACGGCAACGGTCACCTGATCAGGCTCGAAGCTCCAGTCGGCGGCTGGTAGTTTAATGATGCCGACGTAGATACCCGCCCAGTTCCCATTGTCCGATGGATCCTCTTCAATGGTTAGTTTTACCTCGTTGCAGCATCCGCTTTGCCACTTGTCAAAGAGGTATCGGTAGCCATCGCGGTAAAAAGTGAATTTAGCGTCCACCACTTGCAGACGTAAGTAGAGCAGCGTGCGCTCTACGCGCAGCGTGGTGTCGAGATCGTCCCACCCAAGTGGCAGCTCTCCGAGTATCTGGTTATCGAGTAGGAAGCGCAGCAAGGTTAGGCTCTGTATGGTGATGGTTGTCCTGCTGATAAAACGGCAGCAAGTTCGTCAAGGTTGTTAATCGTCAGACCGCGTCTCCATAGTCTGCGCAGCTCGGTATTGTCTGGTGGCAGATTCGATGCCTTGCGGCTTCCTTCGATGGCTTGCTGCATGGCTCTGGCTACTGCTCCACCTGATGCACGCTCGCGCTCTAGCGCTGGCATGGTATATTTGCGGAAGATATAATCGGGCAGCCGATCCTGATCGATGGCTTGGTAGAGCTCCCAGTGCTTTAGATTCTTACGGCGTGAGATGACGCGCTCGCCCTCATCGAGCATGGCTGGCACCGTGTCGCGTCCTCGCTTATTGCCATTGAGTGGCACCCAGTCAACACCATCAGCGTACTGCGGAGGCTTGGCTGATACGACGGTTGCTGCCTGGAGTAGACCAGAGGCAGCGATGAGCGCTACCAGTGGAGCTCCTGCTGGAAGCGGCACCTCCGCGAGCTGTGCTTGGATGGCTCTGGCTGTGTCAATAGTAATGCGGAAGAGCGCCTGCACGCGTGCTGCGTCGTCTTGTTTCTTTTTGATGGCTGCGATCTGAGCGTTGGTTTCCTTTTCGCTTTTTACGCGCATCTGCTTGAGGTTGGCTGATTGCTCCTCGTAGTCCTTTTGACTTATCAGTCGATTTTGGAGCGATGCGTCAAGGTCTGCCTGCTGGGTATCGTATAGACTTATCGTGTCGGCTTGCTCTTGCTCTAGGCGTGCGATGTTGTTCTCGCTTTGCTGATTGCCAAAGGCGAGCAGGTTGTCGAGTAGCTGCGTAGCGTTGGCAACGATGGCCTCGTTAAATTTCTGCCTACTTTCTAGCTCTTTCTGGAGGATCTGCTCTTTAAGCTTGGCCTCCTCTTCGGCAGTGAGTACGCGCTGCTCAGCGTTGGCTTGCTCGATGGCTGTCGATGCTTGTTGGATGGCTGCTTTTTTATCGGCTATGTCCTGCTCGATCTTTGTCGTGTCCATGCCGTAGTCCTTGGCATTTTGAAGCCTTCCCTCCAGTACAACTAGGTCATTTTGTAGAATAGCCTTTCCACGCTCTGCTTCGTTGTTTGGTATAGATGCAGCGATGGCTGCCTTCTTTTTTTCGTAGTCTGAGTAGCTGATCAGTCCCTGCTGAAGCTGATCGAGCAGGTCGGCTTGTTGCTGGGTAGCGGCAGCTTTGGCTGCGTTGGTTTGATTGTTAAACTGCTCGTTAATAGCTCGAGCGCGAGCTTGACCGTATGCGTCCAGGTTCGTCTCGTCTTGTTTGAGCGAGTCAGCGGCTAGCTGCTGCCTGATCTTTAGCTCCTCAGCGGCTTGCTTGGTAGCTAGTTCTAGTGCTTTTTTGCTGGCCTCACCGTCGGCTTTTAATTTATTTTCGTTCGCTTTTTTGCGTCGCTCCAGTTCGTCTGCTGCGAATGTGTCGGTAGTCGATAGTTTTCTAAGCTCTGCGTCCTTCAGATTTTTATAGTCTATGGCGACTAAATTAGTGGTCTTAACGCTTAGATCTTCCAGACTTATACCTAGTCGTTTAGCGACTGCTATGCGATTCTCATCGGCGACCTTTACGTCATTGGTTGAGTTGGCTAGGTTTGTGTTAGCAAAGTCTAGCTGCGAGGTTGCACTCGCTATTTTTGAGGAGGCAAGCTGCGCCTTCGTTGCCGATAAGCTGAAGCCTCTGCTCTCTTGATCTATTTTAACTTTGAGCTGGTCTGCTGCTGTGGCTAGCTTTTGCTGGATAGTTAGGTTGGCTCCTCCTAGATTTACGCCTAACTTTTGCGCCTCTGCTAGAGCGGCATAGGCCTGCTGCTCACGTAGTAGTACCTCCTCCTGACGTGTGGCTGCTAACTGTGCAGCCTGTTGGAATTTCTCATCCTGGCGCGCGAGTACTAGCTTATTGATGAGCTGGCTGTTTACTTTATTGATTGCGGCATTGAGCTCATTATTGCTAACGGTTTCCGCATTTAATGATCCTAAGTATTCAGGATAGCGCAATTGAAGCTCTTTGATTAGTTTGACGCGTCCCTCTTGGGTAGTGTTGGCGGTGTTTAATTGAATAGCGGAAATGCTGAGCTGCTTAATCTCTTCTTCTAGCTGCATGACAGGGCTAGGGCCTGATGGCGTGAATGACTTCAGTAGATCGGTAACGGCATTGGCAGCAGAGGCTACTGCTGGGCCTAGCGCTTCACCGAGCGCTTCTTGCAGTTCTCCGAGCGCTTTGCTTGACTCACCGAGCGCGCCTCCGAGCGTATCCTTCAGCGCGGCGGCTTGGCCTTGGTAGGTAGCCGTGAGCTTTTCTTGTATGGTGACAAAGTTCTCGGCCTTGGATGCTCCAGCAGTCAGCTCCACGCCGTATGCTTTTAGCGCACGCTCTTGGCCATTGATTCCACCCAGCACGCTCTGGAGTGCTCCGTTAAGATCTTGACCAGTAGCGGCAGCGAAGTCAGCCACCACGGGTATGAGTGACTCGACCTGCTTTCTATTGAGTCCGAACTGAAGGGCCAGTGTCTGGGCAGCCTTGATCTGATCATCGTCGAAGATGGTGATGCCTGCCAGATCCTCGGCTTGCTTGGTTAATGCTGTGAAGTCGGCGGTCAGTCCACCGCGAGCGCCGACAGCTGCTTTGAGTTTCAAGGCTCCAGACTCAGCCTCAGCAAACGCGTCGACGGATGCTTTGCCAAAGGCGATGATACGATCCACAGCGAACGCTGCTAGGAGTGTCTTGCCGAGATCTTTGAGCTTGTCGCCCAGCTTGTTGAAGGCTTTTTCGGTATTGCTTGCGCTTTCCTTGGCGGCCTTGTCAGCCTTACCGTACTGATTCTCTAGCTCCTTGACTTGTACCTTGAGCTCATCAAGGTCAAGTCGATACCGTGCTACAATTTCCTCAGTCGTGGCCATTTATTTGCGTTTTTTTACTCCCTTAGATGCCTCCTCGTTAGTGGGTGGAGGAGGTGCGGATGGTGGTACAAAGTTATCCAACGCAAGCAAGTATTCGGAGGTCGGCCCTCTTTTTAGCGCGTGGTACCTTAGCACGTCACCGTGCGCCAGTGTCATGATGGACGCGTCGAAGTCCTCGCGTTGTTTTTTGGCTCGTCTACTTTGGAGGCTATCTTCAAAACGGACTCGAGCTGGCCTAGTTTCGCCTTCGACTCGTTCCAGTATTTTGTCCACTCGTCCTGTGACCAGTTGAAGATCTCTTGTAGCTTTTTTAACTCTGGCCACTGCGTCGAAAAAAAAAACGGATGGCCGCCCGATGATTCGGCCAGTAGGTCGATGACCTTATCGCGGTGGATAGATCCATCGAATATCTCAGGCTTCTCGTCCTGACGGATCAGCTGGACGGCTAGGAAGTGAACCAGTAGCTCATGGTGCAGTACCAGATCTGCGCGCTCGCGTAGCTCGGATAGCACTAGTCCGATGCGTGCCGCGTTCTTTCCCGTCTTGATGCCTTGGGCAAGTGCTAGATCAGCAGCTTCCAATAATCGCTTAAGCTCCTCGCCACTTACGCCTGCGGATAGCCATCCAAGGAACTCACGCATACGCGCATAACGTTCTAGCGGCATGTCAAGGGTGGAAGGAAAGCCGTAGTACTTGAGGCCTTTGGAGTCGGTGAAGCGCTCCTCCATGCTTGCGCCCTCAAATTTGGGCGAGTAGTTCTCGCGCTCGATGCGTAGGAACTCAAGCCGATGGCGTTCGTATAGATCGGAAAGGCTGGGTGCTGAGTAGAGTTTCGGTAGTCTCATTTGTTGGGATCGTATTTTTGGTAGGCATTCTGCCAACGGCTCAGGATAAACACCCACGCCTCGCCGTAGGTGTGGAAGGCGTGATAGGGTGGTCTAGCGAGGTAGCCTTCGTGCAGGTAGGATGGCTGCGGCTGGTGTGGGTAAACGATCCAGCGCGGTCGATGGCTATGCTCACCGCTCATCGTTCTAGTTTTCTGGGTGTATTTTTGGAACTATGTAAGTATTGAGCGCGCTTAGAGCTGGCCAGTAGAGCAGATACGTCCAGTCCATCCCGTGGATGAGGTAGAACGGAAGCGGCCCCCATAGCGTCGCCATGCACGCTGGGCAGGTGATGATCGGCTTTTGAAGCAGTACGGGTAGGTACCGCTCGGCTAGGTATCTGATCGGCCATAGCACGCCTGCTCGCTTGGTATCCACGGCATGGATGGGAAAGCGTTGCGGCCATCCTCGCGGATCGTCGGTGTTGGTTAACGGAAAGTAGGCAGCGCGCCAGACTCCCAGGATAGCCAAAGAGTGCAGCGGTAGCAGCAGTAGGATAGTGATTAAGTCGGTGGTCATGCGTTTATTTTAGGCGGTGAATGGGCATTGAATGACTGCGGTATCGTCGCTGATAGGTAGGCCATCTGGCCCGTAGATGACCTCTGGACGGATGCGTACAACGTAGCCAGTCATTCCGCAGATCGTGATCTCGTGCGCGGTGTTGGGGTTTTGGTTATAGTCCCATAGCTCCACGGTGTACTCATGGCCTGGTTGAAGAGGTGCTGCTAGGTTGACAATTACGCCCGTACCATCGACGGTGGCCTCGACCTCCTGCATGCGTCCAGTCGCTAGATTGCGAAGGTGTGCGCGGTGTGGTGGCGCTGTTGGGTTAGTCGTGCCTATGTATAAAGTGGTGGCGCAGGCTGGGTACGGCGCGGTGACGATGTCGGAGCAGGTCATTGGTTGGGGGTTGTTTTTTGGTAGGTTTTAGATCCGTTGGATATGAATACCAAGCGGCCGCGCTTGTAGTTGCGTAGGATTCGATCCTGCTGGCGTTGTAGTTCCTTGTAGGCCTCGAAGCTCATGCCCTCTGGGCGCTCGGTAACGGTTAAGAGTGGTATCTGGTTGGTGCTCATGCTGTGCAATATACGACGAAAGTCATCGACGTTGGAGTCGGTCGAGCTGTTCTTTATGGAAGGTATTGACGCGATACCGCCAGCAGTCGAGTAGATCGGCGCGTTGGCTCAGGTCTCGTCGGTTCTTTTTTAGCAGCGATCCGTCTGCTCCTACCTGCACGCTGCGTAGATCTCGCAGCAGTCCAGGGCAAGTGGTTGGATTGACTAGTACCTCTGAGCGTCCACCTACTTGAGTAGATTTCCAGAGCAGGAAGTTGCAATCGGCGCGGCTCACCGTGTGCGGTGGGTTGTTAGGTACTTTGATCTGCGAGTCTCGGATACCTAGGCCTCGCTGAAGCTGAAGGTAGTGGCTGGCTCGGTCACCGAGTGCGAGCTGTCCTGCCTTACCTCCGTGGTCGCCCGTTACGATGGCGCTGCGTAGGTGCGCTCCGTATCGCTGCTTGATGAGCTCGATCATGGCAGGCAGTGATCCGTGAGGTATCTCTGCCTCGTCGAAGCTCCAGTCGTGGAGTCCGTCCGAGTCGTGCCAGGCATGGCCGAAGAGTACGCCAAAGGGGTGCAGGTTGAAGTCCACCGAGATAATCAGCGGGCGACGCTCGTCGAATACCGCCCGACTGCTGACGTGGTACTCTGTATTGAAGGCATCGGCAAAGAGGTTGTCGCGTTGGATCGCCGTCCAGTCGCCCTCCACGAAGCGGCGGTAGTCATCGGGCAGCATGTTCTCGCGTAGGCTTTTGAGATAGCTAGCGGGAACGTGGGGATTGTCTGTGATGAGTGCAGGTAGGAACTCCCACGATGGCGGTAGCTTTCCTGCCATGTATGGATCGTGAATGACTCCTTTTACCCAGTTGTCCGAAGGATTGCAGGTAGCCAGCACCAAGGGTGGAGGATAGCCTTGGCATCCCGTCCATGATCCTGATCGCTCGAGTAGCTTACGGAAAGTGACCTCCTGTAACTCGTTGACCTCATCGACTCCTGCGCCATTGATCTCCAGACCTCGGAAGCGGTTGAGGTCTTTGTCCTCTTCGTAGGCCTCACTCATGAAGATTAGCTGCGATCCGTTGCGGAAGGTGCAGGTAAGCGTATCGCGGTTGAAGTCCTGCACGTGTGCCGCTAGTCCCTCATCGAGAAAGCGCTGGAAGCTCACTAGGAGCGTGCGCTTTAAAGTAGGCAACGACTCGCGCACTAGTAGCCATCGGCTCTTTGGATATTTAGAGGCTAGGGATATAAACGTAGCCAGCAGCCACCACGTCTTGCCGCCTCGGATTCCTCCCCCGTAGACGATGACGTGCTTGCTTCCAGATAGTGCGAGGTGGTAGGCTTTAGTCTGAGCTGCTGTGAGCTTCATGTTAGCGGATGCGTCCGTCGATGATTTCAAAGTTGTTGACGGTGAAGTCGCCACCCTTTTGGGTAGTGATCCAAGCGAAGCCGTGCGTCTGTTTGGTATTGTGTGGATCGTAGGCAGGCGGTACTACGCAAAGGCATCCCGTGCTCCATGTCTTGGTCGCTTTGCCGCTGATGTCCTTCTCAGAGTGCATGCTTACTTGATGCGTGTGTCCGATGAGTAGGTTATGCTTTGATCTTAGGTAGGCTCCGCGTGCCGCGTTGACTGGCGCGAAGATACCACGGATAATGGTGTGACCGTGCAGCATGGGTAGCTTGCCAGCCTTGACCATGACGTTCTCCTTGAGGAACTCAATCTCGAACTCCTCAAGGCCTAGCCTCGCCTCCAGCTGGTAGTATGGATCGTCGAAGATGACCGCGCAGTTATTGATCAGCCAGTCAGTGTACCATCTATCGTGGTTGCCTTCCATGTAAACAATCAAGGCCTCAGGAAAGTTTGCACGAAGCGCAGCCAAAAAGTCGATTGCCATATCGAAGTACTCGCGCGCCTTCTTTTTATCGGGTGGGGTAGTGAACCGAGTAAATGGAGCGTTATCCAATAAGTCGCCACCGATGATGATGCAGTTGGCGTTGTTGTCTAGGCCGTACTCTAGCGCAACGGTTAGCGCTTGCTCGTCGTGGTTTGGGAAGTGAATGTCGCTGATCCATAGGATACGATCGCGCTCGGCTGGTATCTGGTAGACCTTGCGACGCTGCGCCTTTCCTTTTTTTATGCCCCACCGTTGTAGGATAGCATCGTCCGTTTTTATTTGGTTGCTCATGTCTACGCTTTTTGTAATTTTCTT